AAAATTTGAAGTTACCGATTTTTATAGATCCACCTTCCCAATCCCAGTTGATATGTGGCATAGGGATATGGATGCTTGAAAATCCATTTGCAAAAGTCTGAATAACATTCTGGCCAACTGTGTATAAGCTTGGAATTGCGTTTGCCACCTTGCCTGGTATATTACTTAATATTCCAGACAGAGAGCTCCAGTTATTATTCAGGCCGGTTCTCATTCCGCTTATGATATCCCTGCCTTTCGGCGTTACTTTGCTTTTGATATCTCCGATAGCGTTGAAAGATTGAGAACCGATTTTCTTTACTCTGCTCAGGAATGTTGATTCCCTTACAGCTTCCCAGCCATTTTTCAGACCGGTGATCGCAGCATTTCCTTTCCCACGTAGCCATGTTTTGGCATTTCCAAGTCTCTCTTTTACCTGCCCTGGGAGTTTAGCAATCCAAGACAGTACAGCTGGCAATCCTGCTTTCATACCATTGAACAGGCCAGATATAACATATCCGCCCTGCGTACGCATGACTGTTGATGGTGAATGGATTCCGAAAGCTTTTTTAAATCCGTTTATGAATGGTTTAAAAATGTGTGCCTTGATCCAGGTTCCTATATCTTTAAATGACTGCACAACACCATTTTTAAAGCCTTCCCAGGTGAATTTTCCAGCTTCTGTGAAATGCTTTATAATATACTTCCTTGCATCTGCAACTGCATTTTTAAAGATACCGCCAATAAATGCGGCAAAACCTCCAAATGCAGCTCCAATCGTTTCAAAAACTCTGTCAGCAATTCCGCTCCAGTCAATGTTTACCATCAGATCTTTTGCTTTGTTATAGATGGTGTCCCCCATGGACCACCAATCCATGTGTTCGATCGCTGAGATTGCAAATTCAAAAAAGCCTTTTATCCCATCGGATAAGGTCTGTCCTATTTTTCCTGTATCAATGGTTTTGACCGTGTTGGTTACGAGATCAGCCAGCGCAGTGCCCAAGCCTCTCCAGTTAAAGTTATGAACTGTGGTATAAAGTGCTTCCAGTCGTGTGTTAAAGCACTCTCCAACTGTTTTTCCAACTACACTCCAATTGGTTGTCGCAATCGCTGTATTCAGTGTGCTTACCAGACCAAAGACGGTATCATGTACGGTTCCTTTGATCAGATTCCAGTCAAGGCCTTCAAGAGCACCATTGATCCCATCTCCGATAGCTTTCCCAAGACTGTTCCAGTGGAAATTCTTTGCAAAGGTATCTACAAATCCAAAGGCTGTGTTCAGTCCCTTAGAGAATGTATTACCAACTAATTTCCAATCCGCAGCTTCAATAAAGCCATTCAGAAAAGTGGCAATGCTTTTTGCAATCTTGTTACAGGTATTCTGGATTTTACCCCACGGAATACGTTCCAGTGCTTCGTTGAGCTTATTGCCGACCATGGCGCCAAGTTCTGTAAAATCACCGGACTTCCAGGAATCTTTGATCAGTTTTGCGAGATCTTTGAAATGGCTCTTGATGGCCGTTGTCTGGAACATATCATTAACGCCACCAAGCGGTGATGTATCCGTTCCACTTCCTGTTCCTCCTGATCCGGAGCTGTCTGAATCATCGTTCAGCTTGTTGATCTGGTCGAATCCCAGAAGAGTGCGCTGATATTGTTTTGCTGCTTTTGATGCCGTATCTGCGTTCTTTGCATTATTCTTCAGACCCGTTGAGGTACTGTTAAGACTTGCAGCATAATCCTGATTGACTTTCTTGGCCGTGACCATGGTGGTTTTGCCTGTGAGGGCTCCCATCAGCTGGCCTATGGAATTTACCACGTTGATAACCGTCTGAATGAAACTGTTCAGAATTGGTGCTACAACATTCAGGATTGGTGCAAAGGCTGTGGCCAGTGAATTTTTGAGCTGTGTCAGAGAAGACATCAGCAGAGAAAGACTTCTGTTTGTTTCTCCACTGTACTGTGCAAGGTTCTGAAATCCCTGCTTTGCACCATCTACAACTCCACGGATCACAAAACTTGCAAACATAAATTTTGCAGTCATTCCGATCGTCTTCAGTATACCTGTCAAGCCTCGTCCGGATGTTCCCAGACCATTGAACGAAGATTTTGTCCGGTTCAGGAACGGGATGCCGGATGTAAACTTCTGGATCAGTGCAGCATAAGCACCGGAGCATTTCCGGATCACACCGGTGAAAGAAGATGCAACGTTTCCAACACCTCCCAGTAGCTTTGTAAAGCCTCCCCACCCCTTCGAAACAGTTGCTCCTATTCCTTTGAAAATTCCTGTCCCAAAGTTCAATGCCTGTTTCGGAAGAGATACCGGCCGCTTTACATCTGTATTTGAGGATTCCATATGTTTTTTGTCAGTTTCATACATTCTCAATTTACGTTCAGCGCCCTCAATGTCATATGCCAGGCTTCTCCAGCTCATGCTTTCCTGATCTACGCCAAGATCACTCATCTTATCCCGGCGTTCATAGTATTTATTGAGCTGAGTCTGTGTTTTTTGAATTGTGGAGTTCAGTTGCTGATACTCTTCCGTTGGAACTTTGATGCCTGCCTTGATCTGGAAATTTTTCACAGGATTCCTGCTGAGCATTTCCCTGATCTTATTCAGAGTATTCCTTACCGGCTGCAGCGCCTTGCTTTCCATCCCCTTGAACGGATTCTTTACTTTCTCAGTTTCCTTCTGGATTTCTTCAACGCTTTTCTTTACTTCCCGCCGGCTGTTTTCCATCCCTTTTTTCAATGGTTCTGTTGTAGCTTCAATTATCACCTGCATCTTATGAAGTGTGTCTCCCATGGTCTCACCTCCTCTCTTTTTCTCAACAAATTAATGATTATGTCTATAGTTCCATTCGGCGTTGTACGCCCTTCTTTTTTCCATGTACTCTTCCCACTGGCGGGCTTCCTCTGCTTCTTCATATGCCTTCTGTTCTTTTTCAAACAGTTCCGGATAATAATCCCAGGGATGAGCTATCTTGCCATCTTTGGCAAATAACGCTGAGATATCTACTGCTATGGCCTGGGCCTGGATGAAATTATCCATGATCCGCTGCTTTTCTTCTCTGAGCAACCGCCTTCTTATATTTGCCAAAGTATCGAATATCTCATTTACAGAAAGGTTCCAGAATATTTCCACCGGGATTCCCATCTCAAGAGCTACCGGATACAACTCTGAGAGCTGTTCTGACATCAGGCGTTCTCGATTTCCTCCAGAAGGGATGCCGCTGTTTTCTCCGGTAAAAAACCCGATACCACCATGAGCGGGATCAAAATCTTCTGATAGAGTTCCAGCTGACTGTTCCCTTCATCGATCCATGCGTCATACAGCTTCTGCACATCCTGATAATCAATCCCATGCTCCCACGGTGACATTGCTTCCTGGATGATCGTCAGCATCACGGAAAGCGGCGGAATATCATCGATCATATTCATGAGATTCTGTCTGTACTTATTTTCCAGGCGTCCGATTCCGGAAGCTTTCAGTTTCATCTTGAAGCTCCTGCCGCCTACATTCCAATAAGCAAAGGGCTGTCTCTTTTTCTTCTGTTCCTCCAGATTGACTACTTTTTCCTCTGGAGCCTGTGTCTCATTCTGGGCAGAAGCTCCGCCCAGATCCTGAATACCTTCAAAATTCATCATCTTTTATTCCTCCTTACGCCGGATCTGTCTGTTTGATCTCAGACTGTACGGCCATGGTCACCTCAAACTCGATCACACCATTTACTCCACCGCCTGTACGTTTTACGGAAAACTGTGCAGTAAACTCGGTAACTGTTCCATCTTTTGTTTTTTCCTGGAAATCCCAAATCTCTTTTTTGTCTGCTGCATCTCTCATAAGCCTGTACGGGCTTCCGGCTTTGCTGTTGTCGTACTTCCATTTGTACTTCATATCCGGAAGGTCTCCAATGCCTTCCTCGTACATCTTGTGCGGATCTGTAAGGCAGGTGTTTTCCTCCTTATCCAGTTCCACTCCGACTTCCGGGATCTCTTTCAGTCCTGGAAGATCTGTGTAAGCTGCAGAGTTTTCTCCATCTGTGTGTTTTCTGTAACCTAATGTTGCTCCATTTGCTAACATCGCTATTCCTCCTTATCTCCAGTACACGCTGTCAGAATCCATATCAATGATCCCTTCGTAACGCATCTGTTTATGCTTCATCCCTGACGGATCCGGCACATCTGCACATGCGATCCGTTTCAGGCCTGTCACTTTCATCGCTTCATCTACCTGCAGAGCTGCTTCTGAAGTGCTGTGATTGTTCCAGATATCGATCCGGTATCTTACAAGGGCTTTATCCTCTCTCATTCCTTCAACATCGGAGCTGGCTTCGTATACATCGTTCTGCTCTTCGGTATACTGGATCGTTGAGCCCTCCGCCCAGGAACGTGGATAAGCATCTGAAACATTTTCGGACACCGTGCACAGTGCCGCGTACACCTGATCTTTTACATTCTTCATATATCCTCCAAATCTGACGCAAGGCTTCCGCCCAGCATCTTTAAGATCTGTTCTTCGTTATCCTTCATAGCCGGATACAGGAACGGATAGGCCGGATTTCCGCTGCATCTATAGAATCTTCCATCCGGCGTGTCCATATATGGCCAACGGTACTTTTCAGCCACCCTTCTGTCTATCTGGCTTTCATGGATCCACCATGGCTGTTGAGTATAGACCGGAGTTACTTCCGGAGAGATGCCGGCATGTTTCTCCTGGCCTTTCGGTCCGGTTCCGAACTCTATGTACGGAGCATAAGCTTTGTCTGTCCAGCAGATCCCTGTGACAGAGTTTTCTTCCTCTGTAGTTTCCGCAAAAATGCTCTGCCGGAGTTCTCCGGTATCTGCATGGCAATTCTCAACTGCTGCTGACCGTACAAACTGGATCGCTTCTCCAACTGCCTGCCGGGTGTCCAACTCGGACACCTCCTGCAAAGCTTTCTCCACTTCATCAAATCCATTTACACTCATATCTTTTCCACCTCCATGGTAAGGAAACGATATGGTTTGATGGATATGATCCGATAGTCTGGAAGCTGATCTGCTGCCACATATAGACAAATCCCGTCCCGTTCCTCTATATCCGTTCCATCTTCCAGGATATAATGCAGCCGGCCTTTTTCATCCGTCTGGATCTTATAGCTTCCCTGTATCCGGATATTCCGGATATAATTCAGTCTCTGGCCGTACTGCTCAGCCTGTACTTTTCCGGATGCCGGCCAGCTTTCTCCGGTAACAGAAGAGGCAGCACCATATTCCTCGCTGGTACTGCCTTCCTTATCTTTCTTTACCGTCATTTTCTTATGGAAAAATTCCTCAAGTCTGCTTCTTCTCAGCC